AAAGAAGAGCTTGAAAAGATTAAACTTTCAGCTATTACAGACGCAGTAAAAGAGGCTGTTGATGCAAAGAAAATTACGGCAGATAAGAAAGAACATTTTATCAACTTAGGTAAGGCTGTGGGTATAGAGCAACTCAGAGAAACACTTTCTCTTATTCCTTCTGCTGTAAAACCGACAGACGTACTTAACCTTTCCAAAGGTAATGTTCCGGGCGTAACAACTACCGACGCAAAAACATTGCGTGAGTTGAAAGCGGAAGAAGTACTCAAACTCCGCAAAGACAATCCGGAGGAATACGCCCGGCTTTACAAAGCTGAATACGGTGTTGCACCGCGCTTTGAAGAATAAACACAACCGTCACAACATTTAATAATACAAATAAAAAACGATGAAACTATTTACAAAATTTATCTGTTCCCTGCTGGTGATGTTCGTCATCAACGCGCTAATGGGAAGTGTATTTGCTCAAAGTTTGGGCATTGATTCTAAAATCGGCTCTGCCGTACTGATTGCCGCCGGTTGTTTATCTTTCTTGCCAGTTAATGTAGCAATGGAAGGTGTTTATGTGGAACTTTGGACGGGTGAATTAATCAAGATGTTCCGGCAAAAAGCATCGTGGTTAAAACGTATTCGCAATAAATCAGCATGGGTAAAGGCAAACGTAATTCACCTCGTAGATTTAGGTTCTGACCCTGATGTACTCATTAATAACACAACGTATCCGATTCCTACCGTAGAGTTAGTTGACGGTGATGTGCCAATCGCTCTGGATAGATTCGACACAGAGAACACCCGTGTTCGTCATGCCGACTTGCATGCTGCTTCGTATGACATCATTGACACACATGTAGAACGTCATAACGCCGCGTTGGAACGTAAAACCGAATTGAAATCTATTCATTCACTGGCATTGCCCAAAAGCGGATTGGAAGAAACTGTTGTAATCCGTACTACCGGAAAAGCACGCGGAGACGGATTTAAAAGACTGACACCGAATGACCTCGCGGCCGCTCATGTTGAGCTACTGGCCCTTGCTGCTCCCGGCCCTTTCATTCTGCAACTGGATTACAAACACACTTTAGACCTGTTACAGACGGATGAAGTTTTTGCCAAACAGTACAAGAACCTGACTACAGGTGAAATACTTCCTATGTACGGGTTTGATATTTACCCAACGGCAGGTATCCCGATGTATCGTGAAGATGATACAACGAAAGAATTGACAAAAAATCCGTGGGGGGCTGCTGCTGATGCCAGCAAAGATTTACGCGCGTCTACCTTCTTTCCTCTTGAGCGTGCCGTGCAGTGCATGGGTGACGTGGATATGTATAAGCGAGAAGCCAGCAATGACCCGGAGGGACGTGCTAACACTATCGGTTTCTCTATGTATCACATGTGCCTACCTTTAAATTTCAAAGGATTCGGTGCAATCATTGATTCAAAAGCATAATGGCACAGGCAAAAAACTCAACATCTAAAACGGAAGTATCAGCTTCCGTTTTAAAGGCTGCACTCCAAACTATGCAGACTTTGAAAATAGATAAGGTATATGTTACCGATGACAGTTATATTTTCCCTAAATCCTGTGATGCGCGGGCCTATGTAGGCAAAGACGGTAGTTATATGACACTGACAAAAGCCGATTGCAGGTCAAAGCCGGAGAAAGAGGAAAAAGAGAAAAAAAACAAAAAAGAAACTGTCGATGAGGTAAAGAAAACCGTAGCAGGTGTATTGACAGATATATTACAGGGTGAAACCACTACCAATGACCCTTTAATTGACGAACACAAAAAAGAAGAGTAAAATGGGACTGAGTAACGTAAATATCACAATCAACCGTAACGGGTTGGGACAGGTTGCCATTCAGGGTGATGGGGCTGCCGGGATTTATCTGCAAGGTGTTGCCGTAGCTGACAAATTGGAATTGGAAACTCCGTACGTCTTAAAAAGTATGAAGGACACAGAAGCCAAAGGCATAACTCCCGAAGGTGCTAATAAAGTAGCGTTCAGACAGATTAATGAATTCTACCAGACCGCCGGTGAGGGCAAAAAACTTTTCCTGATAGTCTCTGATAAAGGGGCTAAGAGTGAAGTTATGAAAAGCTGCGTTGAAAAACTATTGAATTTTGCCGGTGGTGAAATTTCCCTACTGGGTGTATGTCTACCGGTTACAGCAGATGCAGAAACACAAGGCGGGCTTTCAAAGGAAGTCTTTGACGCACAAACAACCCTTCAATTACTTGCAGAGGCGTACACTAATAAAATTATGCCGTTTACTGCTGTCATTGCCGGTGTAGGCTTCAAAGGGGATGCTCAGGAGTTGACAGATTTGAAAACGATGTCGAATTATCGTACACAAATAGCGTTGACCGCAACTGATGATTCCGGTATAGGAGCAATCGGACAACTGTTAGGCGCATATATGGCACAACCGGTTTATCGTAAAGTCAGCCGGGTAAAAAATGGAGCATTGCCAATGACTATCGGAAACGCATTTCTTACAGACGGAAAAACGATAGAGGGCCGCGTAGATTTGCTGGAAGAGATAACCGACAAATGTTATATTACTTATCGTGATTTTCCCGGTCGTACTGGCTATTTCTATAACGGTGATTATACGGCAACACTTGAAACGGATGATTTGCGCTACATAGCCCGTATTCGTGTAATTGACAAGGCTCTGAAAATAGCCTATAATACGTATGTGGGAGAACTCGACGATGAGATAGACATTACCGAAGATGGCAAACTTGACCCGGCACAGGTATCATACCTGCAAGAGTTGATTTACAATCAGGTCATGGGTAACATGAAAGAAGCTATCAGCAACTTTAGTGCAACAATAGACCCGTCTCAAAACGTGCTATCCGGCAAAGGTACTGACGTTGTACTGAGTATTACACCGAAAGGTTATCTTAATCCTATCAATGTGACGCTTGGTTTTATTAATCCGGCAAACTCATAGATTTAAACATAAATTAAATTGCATTTAAACACAATATAATTATGGAATATGCATGGGAAGATTTTAAGGTCTTCATGGGTGGTAAATTTGTAACTGGTCTTCGCGGCTGTAAATACAAAACATCACAAGAAAAAGAACCTATCTATGCGGCAGGAAATAAGCCGGTAGGTATGGGGCGCGGAAACAAAAAGTATGAAGCCAGTATCACGGTATTACAGTCAGAACTGGAAGCAATTATACTTTCATCCGGCGGAGATATAACCAACATTGCTCCCTTCGATATCGTGGCAAGTCACGTAACCAAACGCAGTACGGCAATCGTAACGGATGTTATTAAAGACTTTGAATTTACCGATTTGGAGAAGAGTTGGAAACAGGGAGATAAGTTCATGGAGATTGAACTTCCCGGTGTGTGTATGGAAATCAAGTATAACACTGTAAAGTAAACTAAACAATGAAAAAAGAAGAAAAAGTATTGGTAGGTCAGGCCACACCTGAACAGATAGAAGCTTGGAAAAAGCAGTACGGTGTTGTATATGCCATTATTGTAGATGGAAAAATCTGTTATTTGAAAAAGCCAGGGCGCAAGGAAATGAGTTACGCGGCCAGTATCGGAACAACAGACCCGATGGGAATGGTCGAGGGGATTCTTGTTACCTGTTTTCTCGGTGGGTGTGAAGAGTTTAAAACCGATGATGACCTATTCTTAGCCGCCGCCTCACAATTAGAGGATATTGTAGCGACTAAACACGCGGAATTGGTAAAGTTATAAGCGAGGCAGACGGGCGGGCAAAAGCTAATTTCATAAGCTATATCAATACCCAAATGGAGTATTACCTGCACGTTGACACCTCGCAATTATCAGACACAGAGTGGGCACAGAAATATGCGCAGTTATCGGATATTATGAAAAGGGAAAATCAGAATTAAACTCTTTTTGAAATATTTCTCCGCATTTTCTGAGAAGGAGTTAAGGGTTTATCTTCTTCTATTTTGTAAGTGATAGTTCCGCTAATAGTGATTTTTATATCATCCTCATCTTCCGTATCTATAAACTGATAAGGCCCACATCCTTTGGGAGCTCCATGCTTGTGATTCCATTTGAGAAATGGATAAAGACAAGCGGAAACGGCGGTAACGATAACAGGTACTAACATACTGATACTACTTTAGTTCGGTTACAAATGTAACATAAAAAAATGGCAAAAACAATAGAGTTCAGCATAAAATTAATTGATTCGGTTACAGGTGTGGCAAAAACTGTCACAGCAAGCCTCGGCGGTGTCAATAATATTGTTGATGAAATAACACAAAGCGTACATCGCTCAGAAAGCTCTTTGAAATCGTTTGCAAACCGAATGTTCAATCTAAATCAGCTTTCTTCTGCTTTCTCCGGAGTATATTCCGCTTTGGATTCAGTGACCGCCGGTTCACGTTCTTTCGAGACGGGCATGGCAAAGGTCAACACAATGGCGGAGAAAGGGCAGAAGGAACTGAAAGGATTGACCGCACAAGTAAGACAAATCGCAAAAGACGTTCCCATTGCCCGTGACATGCTAACGGAAGGGCTATATCAAACCATTTCTAACGGTGTACCGGAAAACAATTGGATAGATTTTTTAAACAAGAGTTCCCGTACCTCTGTTGGCGGTATCGCAAATTTGGGAAAAGTTGTAACTGTCACAAGTACAATAATTAAGAACTACGCCTTAGAATGGGATAAGGCAGGATTGATTCAGGATAAGATTCAAAAAACGGCAAAGCTGGGTGTTACCAGCTTCGAGCAGATGAGTGAAGCCCTACCACGTGTAGCGGGCAACGCTGCCACATTAGGGGTTAATATTGATGACCTGTTAGGCACGTTTGCAACTTTGACCGGGGTTTCCGGTAACACGGCAGAGGTTTCTACTCAGCTCGCCGCCGTTTTTACAGCGTTAGTAAAACCGACTACCGAAGCCGAAAAAACGGCTAAAAAAATGGGAATAACCTTTGATGCGTTGAGCATTAAGAAGGCCGGTGGTTTGATTCCCTTTGTACAACAATTAGATGCACAGGTTAATAAGTATGTAAAGAAGACAGGTGACTTAAAAGAGAATGTGTACGCCTCTTTATTCGGTAGTGCAGAATCATTGCGGGCTATCATTCCTCTCATTGGGCCGTTAGCTTCCGACTTTGAAAGTAAAACGGAACAGATTCGGGAAAGTGCCGGTACGATTGATGCTGCATTCGCCAATATGGATAGTACAACAGACGCGCGGATACAGAAAATTAAAAATAGGATTGAGGGCTATGGTGACAAAATCCTCTCCGTGACTTCGAAGTATATGCCTTTTATGGATGCCTCTGTACGCACCGGTCAGGTTATTTTGCAACTCGCACCACTTTATGAAGTTTATACAAGACTGATGTCTGCTGTCGGTATTGCAATTAATACATTAACGGCACGAATAAACATTCACGCAATCAGTCTGCAAGTATCACAGAAGTGGACTAAAATATGTGCTGGTGCGCAAACAGTAGCAATGGTTGTTACCCGTCTTTGGAATAAGGCAACCGACCGCGCAATTATTAACGGATTGACACGTATGCCACTTGCACTGACAGCAACAACAATAGGTATGAAATTATACACTGCTGTTGCCGTGCCCGCAACACTTGCGACATGGGGCATAACAGGAGCTATTAAAGCGTTGTCACGCGCTATTTATGCGATACCGGTTGTGGGCTGGATTCTGGCTATTATTGCCGCTATAATCGCATTGGGCGTGGCAATATACAAGGGATTCAAATACCTGTGGGACAATAGTGAAAAGTTTCGTGAAATTCTTTTCGGAATTTGGGAAGTAGTAAAATTTGTATTCTCCGCAATTTGGGAAGTTATTAAAAAAGTCGCTATTGCTATTTGGAATTCTTATGTTACTGTCTGGACGGCTATCGGTAATTTTTTTATCTCACTATGGGAGGGAATAAAAGCATTTTTTAGTTGGATTTGGGAAGGTGTTGTAGGTATGCTCACTTCCGTATGGGGTAGTATAACCGGTTTCTTTGTTGGAATCTGGAATAGTCTTACAAAGGTTTTCATGCCTATTCGTAATTGGATAACAAACAACATTGTTCTGCCATTGAAAAACGCTTTTTCCGGGGTCTGGGATTTTATTAAAGGAATGCTTGATAAGGTAATGAATAAGTTAGACGGTATGTTAGCTCCCATACGTGCACTATGGAATAAACTCTTTGGCGGAACTGCCGGTGCATGGGATGAAGGTAAGGCAAAAGGGCGCGCAAGTTACCAGACAGATGTTGCGAAACGAAAAAATGCTCAAAGTATCATTCCTGAGACTTCCGGAATA